GAAGTCCAACTCCTTGGCAGCCCCCTCAAATTTTCTGTAATAATTTTTGAATCGAGATTTTGAGGCAATTACGAATCAAATTTTCTGTAATAAATTACGAATCGAGATTTTTGAGGTAATCACGTTGAGCGGGAGAGAGTAGGGGTAGAGTACGGAGGAGTAATTTTTTAGAGGCATCAAAGCCTAGTGAGTGATAGAGTTTAGATATAAGTTGAGTTGTTGCGATATTTTTAGAGTGATGTGAGGAGTATTGGAGTAAGATGAGAGCGAGGGGGAGTTTAATATTAGACTTCATAATTAATGGGGGTATATATATAGCATAACGGAGTTATGGGTATAGTTTAGCGGAGTTGGGAAATATAAGTATGTATGAGGGCAAGCCGTGGCAACTTTAAATATTGGTTACGGTTGGGTTGCGGGTGATGTGGAGCGAATATTATTAGCGTTAGAGATTCGGTTAGGGAGATATAGTATTCATGAGATGACTGTATGTTGTAATGAGTTAGGTGACATGTCACCGAGTCAGGTTTCTAGGGTGAGGACGTTATTAGATGAATGGGAGAGGGCATTAGGTCAGCAGAAGAATGCTGGGGATGAGGAGAATGCGGGCAAGGTATTAGTTAAGGCTGATGTATTGGAGTGGGAGGTAGATAATGGGGGTAAATATGAGGCAATTGTTGGGGAGAAGACGAGAGTGAGGCATGAATTAGAGAAGATATTTGGATTCTGTCCTTTAATAGGAGATGGGATGGGATCTGTTGGCACATTGCTTTATCGATCATGAAAGAACATCCTGAGAGCACACCTGAGATCAATGAATTGATTGGATATGTATCAAAAGTGGATTTATGTGATGTTTGGTGTAAGGGATGTAAGGATTGGAGGAAGATGAATAGTTTATATGCGAAACATGTAAAAGGGGAGATAGAGCAATGCGGCGTATGCCGATATAATTAATTAAAAGGGGGATCAGATGTTATCGACGAAGTATCGTTTAAAGGTTGAGGGTATTTGTCATCGGATCAGTTTAGGGGAGGAAGTAGAGTTAGCGGATATGATGTGGGTTGAGAGGTTAGCGAAAGCTAATCAGAGTGTAGCGGGGATGTTGAGGAAGGCTCGTCGGGAGAGGAACAATCCAGAGATGGTGGAGGGTAGTTTAGATGATTTTATGAATAAGATGGATATTGGTGATCCGGATCCAAGTAATCATGTAACTGGGTTCAATAGCGTGGATGAGATAGTAGACTGGTTTAAGCAAGAGCGTAGTGATGATTGGAGGCAAAGGGACTGATGACTGAATTTCCGTATGATTTTTGTCTATTAATTGAGAAGAAGGAGGTATGGATTGCTGTTAACAGTGAGGAGGAGAGGGTTGAGGCTGACCGTTTAGCGAGGATTTGTTTTGGTGAGTATGTTATCAGGATATGTTCTGAGGATTATTTACGGGAGTTAAGGGACAGATGATTGGGCTTAGTGTATTTGTGGTTTTAATGATGCCATGGATTGCTGAGTGTTTGTATAGGGTTAGTTGTAATGGGGATATTGCAAGTTTTGAGCAAGTTTGTATTGATGAATACAGGGGAGGATATCTTAATTTATATGATATTAGGAGTTTATTTAGTTTTATTGCATTATTTATAGGGTATCCGATACTTATTGGTGTATTAATAATGATTGAGCTTCATAGTAAGTATGCGGTATGGAGAATGAAAATTAAGTATAAAGGATGAAGGTTAAGGGTTGAAGATATTTTAGTTATATGGGAAGAGTAAGTATATGAAATAATTTACGGAGTGTAGCCTATGGGCTACGTCGTAATTGGTGGCTTAAAGCTATCAAAAGCAAAGTTAATGATGGAGGGTGGGTTTTTCACCGTCTGCATTGTCTTAGGGATATGGCTAAGTAAGATATCTGGGTGGGGTGCATTAAATCCAATTACTGGTATTGGGCTTTACTCGGTGCCGTTAGGGCTATGGGCAAGTATCGAGCGCAACATTTATAAACCCTAAAGAAGTTCTTACAGAATACGAAGTGGGTTGCATGAGCTGTGATAAGCGTTAAGGTATACGTGTTCAAGACTTTTGTTCCATGGAAGAATCTTTCCCTGCCGAGCTGTTCATCGAGAAAGAAGAGCATGAGATGATTGTCAAAGCTCTTGGTCGGATGATGCTGACTGAGGAGTACCAGAAGGATAGCGAGAAGCGTCAAGACATTATTGACTTGATTTGGTTACTGAATGATATGGGTGACAATAAGCAGTTAATATTGAAGGCTGATTTACCGTTTGAGGTTTATGGGTAGGGAAGACTAAGGTGTTCGAGATGGATCGGCCCCACTTCGGTGGGGTTTTTTATTGGGAGACTAGGTTTAGTGAGGTGTATATGATTACTGAAGATACACCAGATAAGCTAGCCGATATAATTAGAGATACCTGGCCTCAACTTTTCAGACACAAGATGGCTAATTCACCTGTTGATAAAGGCAAAGAGTTTATCGAGTCAGGGATGACATTGATTACTGAGCACGCATCCGATCGGCTTTTGAAGAAAAGCAAGGATAAGGCAGAGAAGGCAAAGGGTAATTAGATCTTAATAGTGTTTTAATTGACCTGATTGGTGGATAGCCTAATATCTGTTTGCAGACGGGAAGGTGAGGCCTGTCTGCACCGGGGCGATTGATGCCGGACTTTTGTCCGGTATTTTTTTGTGCATATAAAAATCCCTATAGAATATAAAGAAATTATAAAGAAATAATGTTGTCAAGAAACTCTGAAAAACAAGAGATGTTGGAACAATACTGCGGTTATTTCTTTCACAATGGAAGATAAAGAAACCATGCTGACGAGAGCCGAAATGCTCAATGGCCGGGTAGCAATGCTTGGCGTCATTGCTGCATTTGGTGCTTATGCAGTATCAGGACAACTCATCCCCGGAGTTTTCTGATGCCTTCTGGTCCCGGCACCTACGGCTCGAAGAAGGGCCGCCCACCTAAGTCCAAAGGAACCAAAAAAGGTTCTAAGTGAAAAATCCCGGCGAAAGCCGGGTATTTTTATATCACTTAAAAGATATACAATGTAAACAACTAGGTACATATTCTATGTCGTTAGTTGATTATTTTCGCTCATCTTACGATATTGGCGAGTTTACGGATATTCCTTGCGTTTCAAATGACTTTAACGGAATGGTTGGCGGCACATTGTCGCAATTTTGGCTATCTCCGAATGGAGCGCTTTATATCGTTGATTATAGCCATACGCAAGATATGCACTTTGAGCAATCGGAAGACCAGTATACGCGACCTCGATTTGTCTGGAAACCCAACGGTAATCATGGGCAGGTTCGTTTCTGCTTCTTCACTGATTACGTGATCATCCGCCCAGAGAAACCGTATTCCGTTGCTGGAATACCACTGGAAGCACGAATTCACTTCATTGAAGGGATGTTTCAGACGATCGAATACTCGAACACAAGTGGAGCTTTTTACTGGAATGGATAGCGAAACGCCGAGAGCCAAGATTTTTGAGCGAAATGGTAACTATTACTGGCTTTTTCAGTCTCAAGGCAGGGAAGTTGAGGGTTACTCAGGAACAATGATGGCAGCAATGGAAGATATTATTAAGAGTGCTGCAGAGCGCGGTATGAAGCTCTAGATTTATCAAGCATTTGGGGATTCCGATGAGTATTTTCGAGAAGTTTGACGAGATTTACTCTCGAAAAATCAGTGGTTTGGACAAATGCATCCCGGCTAGCAGTAGTCAGATGCAAGCGTTAACTATCCAGTCAGCCATTGAAGCCTTTGAGGAGCCAGGGAGCAGCTATATCGAGGTTTTAGACCTGAAGCTGCTTGTGGACCTGTTAGAGAAGGACCATAATGAGTTTATTGACCGGATGCATGAGCATTACAACGAAAAAGCCAACAATTGACAGGAAATAGGAAGACTAAAGTACGTTCACCCTTACTCTAGGGCGGAAGTAGGCCGACGCGGAACGGAACGTTCATCTCGGTTTGACCTTTGTGTCCCGAGACGCAAACGCCGACTGAAGGAACGCGCTTTTGGTGTAAAATTCACTACAAGCGGAGCTTCTGATCATGTCCACCTTGACCTATCGCGGCAACAAATACGAGAAGCGGGGCTTTTCGAACGAGCTAGTTCGAGCCCAATACGCGCTTCAAGAGCTGCAGAAGGAAAAGGAAGCACTTAAGGTGCTTCTTTCCAAGACCCACTGAGTAAAAACAGGCCCTTCGGGGCCTTTTTTCTTGGAAATTTATAAAAGAATCAGCATTAAAAATGAATTTAGAAAAACAAAGAAGAAAATTAGCAATGCTGATCGAAAGAGCACAGCAATCCTTGACCAGAAAAGAGTCCCTCGAGATTCTAGAAAAGTACAAAAAGCAGACTCGTAAAGTACGAAAAGGCGAATTTGCTGAAAGAATCAAGAAGGAAGACTAAGCCAAAACAGGATGCGACGTGGCTAGCCCTTTACTTGAGTACGCTAATTCCAGAGTTCGCCTCCGTAGCGCCGCTGTGCTTACCAGAGATGCAGATGGTCGCCTAGAAATCAGTGATGATGCTTATTATCTGATTATTTGCTACATGAAGAGGGCGCAATATACAGGTGTTACGTCTGGTTCAAGAAAGATCCCTCTTGCCTCCGAATTGAACGGGGAGATGCTTCCAGGTGCTAGCGGTGACGAGTTTTACTATCGCGGGTTTGGTTTGCAATATTCCTCGATTAGTTCGGCCTATGACTGGTTGGCTGCCGACATTTCCGATCTGACCTTTACTGATCTCGATGGCTCAGAGACCTTCCTGAGGCCCCAGAGGGAGGTTGACTTCATGTTTGGGACTCAAGGGTCCATGCATGGGACGATCGAGCGCTCAAGCGGCAAATTCGGGGGTTCTGGGATCGATAAAATCATTTATCCAGCGATTGGTGTTGAGCTTCAGATCGCTGGTGCGGAGATATTGGACTAATGGATCAATTCAGAAAGCTCGACAAAAACCTGGCAAAGTTCGAGTCCGCTGTAGAAAAAATTGAAGACAACCGTTCGGCTGAGGGGTTTATTGGGATCGGGTTGAAATTAAAAGATAATTCAAAATCTGCATTAGATAAGATTTCAAGACAGGTTGACGCGATCAAGCAAAATATTGACGATAGTCATGCTTATGCCATGACTCAAGTAGGTATTAAACTAAAGGAAGCTCTTGATGACGCTTTAGCTGCTGAAAGCTGGAATTGGTTGGATGGCACACGGGACATTGTGGACAGCGGTGAATTAATGGCTTCTGGCAGTGTTCGATACGACAAGAATTCAGATCAGTTAGTAATTGAGTATGACAATGACTATGCGGGGATCGTTCATTATGGCGGTTATATAAAGTCTGGATACAATGCAAGTGTGCAAATCTTTTATCCTGCAAGGCCCTGGATCCAATCTGTACTGCAGGGAGGCAATGGTATTCAAAGATTTGATTTTGGCGCTCACTACACTGAGGCTTTCTTCAGAGTTTTCGAAAGCTAGGTATCCTAATGCGCTTTAGGGACCAATATGCGTACTCTTCCCTTTGTTGTTCAACCGAAGAAAGCTTTTGAAAAAGTCCAGGTTGGTAATGAGGAATGGGGGATCTTGGAGATTGAGAAGCGCGGTTATTTAACAGTAAGCGAGAAGGCTTTTGTAGATGGCGTTACCCAAGGTACTGATGCGGTTAGTTCGATCGTTGCGCTGGCGACAAGGATTAGTGCGAAAACGAATGAGACTACAGAGAGTGTCTATCAAGCAATTATGGCTGCGTTGCAGACGGAAGTTTCAACTCCTCTGGCCAAAAAAATCAAGAAAGAGTACTCAGATGAATTGAGTACTCTCATCTCGAAAATGCAGGATTCGGCTCAAAAAAGAGCCATCGCTGCAGCGACAATCCTTATCCAATCAAGACTTGATCCTGAGTGGACAGTCGACGACACGTTATCTCAACGGCCAGAACTAATTGATGATCTATCAAGTTTTTACACGAGCGAGGAAATCGGGGAGCCTTATATTCAAGGATCCAAGGAAAGTGAGAGCGAAGAGGCAGAAGCAGATCAAGAAAGCGAAACAGTGGCAGAAATTGTGGGAAAGTCAACAGAGGGGAATGGGGGCAAGTAATCCCATTTGAGACTATCTTCTGGGATTTGAAGTATGCTTTTCTAGGTGATCCAGAGTTTACCTTTGGCTCTTATTGGGACCTGCCAGTCCCTTATGTCCTAGAAGCTTTTGAGTTCTCTCAAAAGCAGAAAAGAAGAGACCTGCATTCCTCTGAAGCCCCAGTAGCGTTGCTGACTTCAGTCATGGCAAACGCTAATAGGGATTCAAAAAAGAAAAAAGAACCTTACACGATGGAGGATTTCTTCCTGTTCAAACCAATAGAGGACAGGAACATTCCGACAAATGTCTACGGTGCTGCTGCCATGGTCTTAGCAGAGAAGAGGTTGCTGCCTACTTGGGCTCTGTTTATTTACAAAGATCTTAAGGAAGCGGCCTCTGGTCCTGCCCCTCAACTCCTGGCATTCCTTGGGGAAGACGCAATTATCCTTGCCCCACAATTCGGGCCTGACTATGTCAAAGGCATGGTTGTGGGTAAGGAGTCGGCGAGGGCCAAGCGCCGGACCCTCACCTCTCCTTGCGGTAAAACCATCTACGTAGAAATCCCTGATATATCAGGTAAGTTCTTTGCAGAAGAAGATCTACAGATTCCGCTAATTAGCTAGCGACAGTCTCTAGTATCTCAAGGTTGTTGCAGCCGGTAAGTAGCCAGTTCTTGATTCTTCTCTCATTTAGTTCTGAGTAGAAGTACTGGCGACGATACCAAAGCAGCCACTCCTCTGAACCTTTTGAGTGATTGCAATCCGCGCATGCGGGAATGCAGTTCCGTGTCGTATCTTCCCCGCCACGGCTTTTTGCTTTAACGTGATCAACAGTTAAAGACTTCGAATCGATAGGAGTGGAGTCACAGTACGCGCACCTGTTTCCCCATGCTTCGCGGATAGATTGTCTCCACAAGCGCTTTGCTTCTTTTCTTGTCATGGCCTCAAGGTTATAAAGGTAATCCCTGGCCCTTTCGCGGGGCCGAGCAGAGAGGCTCATCGTCAGTCCGGCAGGAATGGATAGACGACGTAACAGCAGATCGTCATAAGCATTCTTGCGGTTGCCTTATTTTTCCGGGTAGGCAAACTAAACCGCAGATCAAGTGACTACAAGTGGAGCAAGTTTTTCCAGATTCTCCAGGTGTGATCTACAGGCTCTTGGCTGCAGATTCAGAGTTTCAAGGGTACGTAGGTTCTTATAAGTTTGCAAACGGTCAAATCGAAGATGCTATATCGTTATTAACGCCTGGCAGCAAGATTCCATCCCTAGAAACTGTTACTGGAGTTGAGTGTATTATTCACGAGATCTCAGATATCAAAAGAATGGATTTCGTCAATGACGAATCCAAATTCATTAAAAACTGGAAAGTGTTCCTGGTGGCTTGGGACCCTGCCAATGGGCAGGATGTAGAGCAGGCAGCAACTCGGATCATGGAGCTCTTTAGAGGAGCTACCTGTCAGCAAACAATTAGAACTTCTGAAGGCTCTACCGCAAGAGTTCAGACGGTCGTCACCATTCCTTCAGACATGCCGTTAGACGTAGAAGGCATGGCGGTTTACGGTCCTCAACCAACAATCACAATTAACACAAACCTGCCTTACGTTGGGCCTGGAACGACTGTCAACCTTTCTTGGGTTATCAGTTCGGCTGACTCCGCGACAATGGATAACGGGATTGGCTCTATCAGCCTGACTGATAACGAAGACGTCGTTGTAGACAAAACGACTACTTTCACAATTAATGCATCTAGCGAATTTACTAGTGCCTCTGCAGGTATTGAGATTGTTGTCTTTGACCCAGTCGTGAGTTCTTTCTCTTCCACGACAACAGGGAATCCTAATGAGTACATCATCTCTTGGACAACCTCCCATGCGCAAGAGATTAAGTTCCTTGGCCGTTACGACTGGCCGCTGAACGGCAGTACAACAGTGACCGTCAATACTGAAACGGTGTTTGAATTAGAGGCAATCAGCACTCAATCTTCAACTACTGCGAGTTTGACAATTACCCCTTAATGATTAGTTGCCAAAGAAACATAGAGACCCAGATCTAGAAATAGGAAGTCTTTGTATTGGCACTCTATAGAAGAGGGGTGGAACCCCCGATTTTGTTGTTTCGGCTGGATTTAGTCCAGATTTCTACTCCGTGGCAAATTATTCCGCAGCTTTTGGCTACGACGTTTACCTGCTGCCTGTTGCTTCTGCCCAGGTTGACATTGGTTTCACCGGAATCACCAGCGCAACTGGTACGTCTTCTGCTACCGCTTTCCTCGCAACCGACTCTGCAACCCTCGGCGACGAACTGAACGTTGTGCCTGCAGATTCGACTATTGCTTATAACAGCACCACTGGCGTCTTCACCGTTGAAGGCACCACTTATACCATGGACGGCACCGACGCTCCTCTGCGTCTTTATGGCCTGACCAACGCGGCTCTGGAAACTGATACTTCTTCCGAAGACGTCGTTACCTACGACGACGAAACTAAAGGCTTTAACACTTCTATCGCTACTTCCAAGTCCTGGAGCGTGAGCCTCGAGGGCGTGGCTGACTTCCGCGACGCTGGCTACCAGGTTCTGCGCCTGACTGAGCAGAACACCGTGGCTAACAGCCTTCGCGTGAAGTTTGTGAGAGTTGGTCCTACCGGCACTGACGAAGCTGTGTACGGCTACGGCACTCTGCAGGGCTATTCCGAATCGATCGAAGCTGGCTCGATCGTGTCCTGGTCCGCAACCCTTACCGGTTATGGCAGCTACCAGCTTGCACTCGACGCTAACCCCTGATAATACGTCAAAAGCAAGTTCTGAGGGGCTCTTTGAGCCCCTTTTTACTTGGCAGACTAAATCAGCATAGGGTTGTCTGTGGCCAAAGAAGTCGTAATTGAATTTGGCATAGAGGCTAAGGCTGATGCGGCTAAAAGAAAGCTAGAAGGTTTTAAGGGGAGTGTCGAAGACCTCCGCGAAATCCTTGCTGAGTTCGGCGGCACAGTCAAACTTATTGACGGCTCAACAGCTCGGGTTGGGCTCGAATTACAGGGCTTTGCGAACGGTCAGGTTGAAGTAAGAGGTTTTAGAAAAGAAGTAGATAAGACTGGTGATAGCTTCGGAGAAACTACAAAAGCAATTCGAAAGGCAACCAAGGCTCAGGAAGGATCTGTATTAAGTACAAGAAAAGCATTAGCGACTTATAAGCAGGAGCTAAGTCAGCTAAATAAGTTGGACAAGGCTTATGAAGACAAGGCTAAAGCTGTAGAGAGGGCAACAGTAGCTTTACGCAGAGCTCAAGGTGTTCAGGTAGGCTCAGTCGCTGATCTAAGGGCCGTATCTGCAGAGCTCAGGTCAGAGTTTGAAAATAGGCGACTTTCCAACCAGGAAAGAGAGAAAGCAATAAATACAATTAATGCATTAGCTCGGGCTGAGAGAGAAGCTAGCGGCATTCAGAAAGGCAGTATTTCTGAATTGCAAGCACTGCAATCAGAACAACAAAGACTGGCAGACACACTTACTGTTGGAAGCGAGAAACAGATCCAAGCAGCTAATGCCGCAAAGATCCTTGGCAATCAGATTGCTCAGGCAACACCTAAGACGGCGTCCTTCTTTACTGTCTTAAATAGACTTGCGACTGTTCAGTCGGGCTTGATCGCTGTTCAGTCCGCCATTTCTGCGGTAGCGGGCAGTGTTAACCAGTTTGTTACCAGAATCAAGCAGGTTGAGGCATTTAATCTAGCCTTGAGGAATATCGGGCTAAGTGCTGTCCAAGCAAGTGAATATTTCGCCCAAGCAACTGTAGGCGCAAGCAAGTTAGGAGCTCCGGTTGAGCAGGTCGAGAAGGCCTACAAGAGAATTGTCCCAGCTTTACAGGACATCGGTACAAGCGCAACTGACACCACGAAATTTATTGAGGCCCTTACTGCCCGTACACAGGTCTTAGGCCTCACTACAGAGGAATCTGGGCGGCTTCAAGAAGCGTTCGCACAGGTGTTAGCAAAGGGTAAACTGCAGGCAGAAGAATTAACCCAGCAAATCGCTGAAGTTGACGGAGCATTCAGGACTCAGTTTGCCGCAGCTATTGGCGTCACCTCAGCAGAACTCCAAGAATTAACTAAAAACGGAGAGATTACTTCCGCCAAGTTTGTGGAAGGCGTTCTCAAAATGGAGAACGGAGTCGAGTTGCTGAACCAAAAAGTCAGGACAGGGACTGCGACTATTCAGCAATTCCAAAACCTGATAAGAACTATACAAACTAAGACGATTGAGGGCATAGGAAAAGCTATTGAGCCAGGCATTCAGGCACTGCTAAGAGCTTCGGCAGCTCTTGCTAAGTTCGTGCAAGACCTTTCTAAGTCACAAATAGGGCAGTTAGCGGTCAACGTCTTCAATGAGGTCGCCGAGGCTATAGAAAAAATTATCAATATCGCTATTGCAGCAGGCAATGCCTTAGCAAAACTGGTTCAGCCTTTTGCGTTAATATTAAATGCCTTATCACCAGTTATCTCCGAGGTTATTGTTCTAGCAACTGTTGTAGGGACTGCTACGGCTTCCGTTCGTGCGTTTACATTCATTATGAATGTGGCAGCGGGCACTTCTTTGAAGAACTTCGGAAAGTCGGTTCAGTTAGGCGCTCAGGCCTTAGTTGCATTTGGTACTGGTTTAAAAAACTTAGCATTAGGTAAAGCTGCCGTTGGCTTTAGTGATTTAGCCAGATCTACCGGTCTTTTTGTAAAAGCGTTGAAAGTAGATGCAGTATTGAATTTTTCACGAGCTCTAAAAGATCTTGCAAAAGCTAAGGCAACAGCTACGACTGTTGATGCCGTAGCCGATTCAGTCCGCAGGACTGGTTTTTCTGCAGACGCTCTAGGAACAGTCCTTGATTTACTGCCTGGAAAGTTTAGAAATATCAGTAAAGCTGGTCGTATTGGATTTAATAAAGGTGGAATAAAACTACTCGACCCTAAAGAGTTTGAAAAAGTTCGAAAGGCGCAAGGCACAACAAAAGCCCTTGCCATGGATTTAGGGCTAGCAACAGACGCAGCAAAGAAAGGTAGCAGTGGTTTTGCCGAATTCAGCAAAAAGGCCACGCAGGTTACAAATGCCTCCAAGGGGATGGGTGTGCAGGCTCTCTCAGGTGCCGCTAAATTCAGAACACTTGCAGCAGGCTTAGCTAAGTCAACCCTTATTACGGCAGCGCTTTCAGTTGCTTTTGAGGGTGTTGTTCAATCTGTCAGTGGTATCAACGAGGCTCAGGCAACAGCTACAGATGCAATCAAAACGACTGAAGCTACTTTAAATTCTTTAGGCATTAAGGTCGAGGAAACGAGGGGTATTTGGGGTGATTTCTTATACGCTCTTGGGCAAATTACAGGTTTCAATGCAATAATGGGCGTTCTAGACGGTATCGGCAAAGCGGTAGATTTCGTCTTTAAGCCTCTGAGGAATTTTATGTCAGAGCTAGGGTTCACAAGGAACCTCGAAAGATTTGGCAAGTTAGCTGAGGAAACTAGCAAGAAGGCGAGAGAGTTTGGTTTAAAAGGATTAGGAGATCTAAGCAACATTCAGAATGTTACCAGAGAGAATGCTGATAAGCTTATCTCAAGCTACGCCGCATTGCGTGATGGTTATGACGCTACAGCAGGCAAGGTCCAGGAGTTAATTGTAGCTGAGAAGGCAAAACAAAATCCAGACGAGGCTGAGATTGAAAGACTTGGAAGACAGAGAGATGCATTATTAGATAGAGCTGCCGCATTTGAAATTATGCGCAGACGACTTGAAGCGAATATCGATAAAACCAAAGAGTCTACTAAGGCAAATAAAGAGGAGTTAAGTGTTGTTGAGAAGCTAAATAGAGCTTCCTCTCGGGCCAATGAGGCTACGGAGCTTGGGGCTACTAGGCTAAGAGCAGACTTTCAGAAGGAGTTCAATAATGGGCTGATTACTGAAAATGAGCTGAAGCTTAAGAATGCGGTCGTTGACAAGGAGACAACAAAGAGGCTTCTTCAGAATGAAAAAGATAAGCTCAAGCAAATCAGGACTACTCAGGCTGGGGCCTTAAGGGAAATTCCCAAGCTGCAAGATGCTGAGATGGCATCGATGCAAGAGATTGCGGACTTAGAGAAGACGCTTGCTGAACAAAGTACAGCATTAAGGAAGGCAGAAATCGAGAGGATTGATGAGGTAATTAGCAAAGCCAAGGAATTGGCTAGTGTTTATCAAAATACAGCGTCAAATCTTTCAAGCGCTCTTAATGACCTCAGTGGAGCGAGTGACGAGGCCTTAGAAGGCATAAAGGACAGCATCAGCGCTGAACTTAAAGAGAGCTTCGTCCTTACTGGTGATCCTCGATTCTTGCAAGAGTCCCTTAACGTTCAAGGTCGCATCTTGAACGTCCAATACACAATAGCTAGAGTCAAGCAACAGATAGAGCAGCGAGAGCGTCAGTTCCAGCTTGAGATGCAAAGGATTGAAATTCAGAGAGCTCTACTTAGAGCAAGGTCTGGGCCAGACACTGCTCAATCAAGAAAAGAAATCTCACTTTTAGAAAGCCAGCTCGGATTAATTAATCAACAGCAACAGATTGTAAAAGCTACGAACAAGTTAGAAGACTTTGCTTTAGAAAGCCAGTTTAGCAAGACACAAAGAATATTGAATTCTAAGAGGAAGATGAATGATCTACCTCCGATTAGGATTGTCGACGAAACTTCGAAAGAAGAGGCTTACGCTCTCCTCGGAGATATAGAGACGAATATTACTGGTTTAGCTCAAAGGGCTGGCAAGGCAGTTGGATCTAATCTCAAAGATGGCATTGAAGTCATGCAGGACGGAGTTGATCAGGCCAGCCAAGAGCTCGCTAATGCAGGAGAGCAATCCAAGGCCTTCTTCGGAAACGTGCAAGGAGCTCTTGAAAAAACGAACCGAGAAGTTAAAAACTTAGCTGGAAAGAATTATGGATTAGACGTTGATAAGGAAATAGCTGAAATGCGTGACCTGAAAGACGCTATAAACAGCACTGGCAATGACGTTACGTTTTTAGGGCAAGCGTTCGAGGGCTTAAAGCCGGGTCTCGAAAGTGTTGTGAATTTATTTGGCGGGATAGGGGGTGTTGCTGTTACCACTCTTCCTAAAATTGAAGCTGTTAATGAAGCTCTCAAGAAGACGGCTGGCTTCATGGCAGGAGGAGGCTCTGGCGTTGATGGGGTAAGAGCTACTGGCGGTCCTGTTCAGTCTGGTGGAACGTATCTTGTGAACGACGGAGGAGGCCGTGAGGCTTTTGTTGATAAGTTCAACAATGCGAAGCTCTTGCCTGCCGGAAGAAACATCAAATGGAGAGCTCCGAGTGATGGTTACGTGATACCTGCTGAAGGTACAAAGACTCTTATTCAGAACAGCAAGGTCAACGCAAAAATCGCTGCTGTTTCTGCAGCCTCGAGGCCTGGCCACTTGAGCGCATCTAACTCTTCAGGCATGTCCAATGCTGGCAACCTAATAAAGCAAATCGGCTCAATAATGAGTGGCGAAGGTGGTACTCAAAGAATTACTAACCACGTTACTATTCAAAGCCAAAGCCCTGTGATGGACGCCTCCAAGATCATGGCAAACGTGACAAGATTCAAGGCGAGTCGGAGGATTTTTGACTGATGGCTGGCTTTCTTCGCTTGACCTATGAAGGTACATCCGTTGACCTGGATGAATTCACTGATACAGAAGTTCCTGGGGCTGTGGTTAGCCAAGCTTCGCTAGAGTTCACGGCTCTTGGTGTTGCCTACTCTACTGGGCCTGCTTCTAGGCAAAGAAAAATGTATTCAGTGTCGAGTTATGTGACTAAGTCTCAGTGGAGCTCCCTGAATACAATTTTCCAGTCATGGGACCAAGACAGAGCAAATGGTGCGAATACTGCTCTTGTGACACTGCAGGACGGGTTACTGTTTCCGTCTAGTCCAACGACAATGAAATGCTTTTTTACGGAGCCTCCTGCGTTATCTAAAGTTACAGCTTCGAACAATAACTTATTTGTTACTTCTTTCGTTCTCATGGAGGTTGGCTGATAATGACAAGTACATTCAGAGATTTCAGAACGACTTCTGGTTACAGCACCGCTCAGGCTAAATCTAATTTTATTAACACAAGCGGAAAAGTTAAAGTTTGGATAGCAGGTAGAGACTATAGCGATTATTTAATTTCTGGATCTTTGAATGAAGACTCTGTATTAACAAACAGAATTATTGGATGCTCAGGCACGATAGTCCTCGGAGGAGGCTTGAAGAATCCGGTCATCAGAGAGCATCCGATTGACCCTGGGACGCTGGTCAGCGTGAAAGTGCAGACAGCTCCTAACAGGATTTCCACGCATCCTAAAGGAAAGCTTTTTGTTATAAGTAGCAGCCTTGACACTGAAGGTCAAACTGTAACGCTAGAAGTTGGAGACAAACTTCATGTTCTGAAGACCTTTAGAGAGTCTTTCCCTAATTACATCGAAGAATTAGTAGACAAAACCTTCACCAAGTTTAAATCAATGTATGGCGCCACTGGCGCGATTGATGCCATTTTTGATATTGAAAAACCATATACCATTTCAGATTTAGAGTCTCTACTGGAGCTTATAGGAGCCAGTATTCACGCATGGAAAGATGGAAGCATTCAGTATATCAACATGACAAACCGGGGAGGAACCATGTCCTCCAGATTCAGTGGAGGAACTGGATTAACTTTTGTCGATACTGAGAATTGCATTTCTGTCAGCAGCATTACAGAGACTGCTTCTCTGTCTCTGCCTTCTTCATATAAGCTTGAGCTGAATCTTTCTGTTCCAAAAGAGGAGGAAGAAGATCCTGAAGATGAAGAGCAGGAAGATCCGGATCCGCTCCAGCCAGAGCCTGAGACGATTTACGTCAAAACAAAATACAAGTATTTGTTACCTCTGAAAGACTGCCTCAAGACGTACTTTGGGAAAGTCACAGTAATTAATGAAGAGAAAATTTATAGATGTGGCAAGATCTTAAGCCCGGAATATATCACAGCTAGGCAGAATCTTTTTAACTATATAAACAATCCAAGCACAGAGATATGTGATAAGCCTCTAACGGTTGAGGAGATGTACGAAAATGTCGAAGAGAAATACGACTTTAAGGTTGAAGGTAAGCTCGAGATTAAAGACTTGTATTTTTCTGACAAGATTGTCAAGCATCAAGAGCTAAAACACGAAGGCCCTGGAAAACAGCTTAGCTACGAAAAGACGTATGAAGAGATGAGCCTGTGGAGGTTCGCCGATGGTGCTATCTCTGCATGGCTGGATAATGCAAGCAAAGAGTACGATCTAATTATTGATGAAGCAAATTCAAAATGCCAGGAGATTAACGAATATTGTCAAATTAGAGACGATAACAATATTGATCTTAAATCTGCCGCAGACAGAGCATGCATCACGTCAGAGCAAGCATTATTGATGGATAAAACATTTTTATTTTACGATTGCCTAGCTACTCAAAGAGGAAGAGAGGTCGATGATCTTGTCGTTATTGCCGAAGAAGTAAGAAATGC